GTGTTGGAGTGAAATGGGCAATAACAGGCATACTCGTCTGGCAACTCGCTGACTACAGTCAGATACTGATTGACAAACATGTCAATAGTTTTGCTATTATTTAAACCAAAAATGGAGTTCAAAATGGAATGTTCCTCTGTCAGTCATATCCCAGTATAATTTACTTCGAGTAAACGGCGCTATTGTATCTGTAACAAATTCTTCAATATGGCTACGTTGCCTGATTATAGTTTCTTGATCTTTGGCTTCACCATCGATTATATGGTCTGCTTCTCTATCCTCATCAGGCATCAAACAATTCTTTTCGCTTGCCCGTGTCCAAGTCCCACTCAAGATAGAAAGCAAAAGGATGACCTCTTCGAACTTTGCGACTAACCACTTCAAAAAGTTGCGACTCTGCATTTCGATGAACCGCCATAACTAAGTCAGCGTCATAAGCAAGTTGCTTGCTCCATGCCACCTCAGCCAATGCCGGTGCCCTTTCTCCGTGATTCGCATCCATAGTAACAGCAGCAATGTCGATTACGGGTATATTATGGCGCACTGCTATGCGCTTAAAATCTTTAGAGAGATTTTTGGCCCTCTCAGTTTCTGTGTTACCTTTTTTAGCATCATCGAATAAACCATGATAGTCTAATATTAGCAGATCAGGCTGATATTGTTCAACTTTTGCTTCAACAACATTTTGATTAGCAGCCTCAATGCCATCTGAAGTCACAAGATGTATAGGTGGCTTGTCCTTAAAAGTTCTCTCAGCCCACTCATTATATGCCTCAGGATTTACTCCCCTACCGAACATCAGGTCAGAGTTCTTAAATGTCTCACCCTGATTGAGGATAGTGTCAAAGCGATATCCCTCTTGTTCTTTGTTCATCTCAAGAGAGATAATAAGAGGGCTATAGCCAGCCTGCCATGCGTTTGCAGCAAATAGCCTAGCTAGCCAACTCTTACCAGAACCTGTCCAGCCAAGTATGACAATAAAGTCACCTTTCTGCCAGCCCCCAAAATGCTTATCAATGACACTAAAGCCTGTAGGGATACCCATAATGTTCTTAGTAGGGTCGTCGTGACGTTCTTTGTAGTCTCCAACCCTATCCGCAAAATCTCCAGCAAGGTTTGTGTCTTTAAGCGCTCCAGTATTTTTCATCAAGCGGAGACTATTCATAGCAACAAAGTTAAGAGCAGCATTAGGACCGCTATCTCTCAATATCTGAATAGTGTCGTGCAATGTAGTTCTAACATTCTCAGATAGAGCGTGCTTCCTAGCTTCGTCTACATAAAACTGTAGGGGCGCAGTGGTTGTGTCAATAAACTCAAACTCACGAAATTGATTTTTAACAATCGCCTTAGTAGGAAGCTTGGAGTACTTGGAATAATATCCATGAATGAACTCCCAGATATCTTTATGGTCCACAAAAGACTCATCTACATTTTGCTCCACTGCTGAGATGATACTCTCCGCATCAATGAGGCTATTAAGCAAACTCATTTCATAATTCATTAGAATCACTCTCCATGCGATCTTTGGTTTGCTGAACTAGGCGACGGAACTCGTCTCTATCTTTGTTCTCTAGATTTATGGATTCGACAATAGATCCTAACTTAACCACAAAATCGTGCAGGAATACTACCGGCTGCTTTTCTGATGCAATAAATCTATCAATTGCATCCTTGCATATATCTACTCCTCCTTCACGAGCAAAGAACTTAACCATGCGCTCTGCGTTGGTATCATCCTTCTCAGTCTGGAAGTATATTTTCTTTGATCTCTCGGCTGAGTCTGCGAAGTAAGTAAGCAGAACTTCTCCAGTTAGAGTCATTGGTATCACTTATCCTTTGCCATGAGGCCATAAGTCTATCATGATGTGAGTACCCGCCAGCAACGCAGGAAATATCCGCATATTGCTCTAGGCATGGCACTCGCACTGGGCATTGGGAGCATATCGCTTTTGCTCTAGTTATGTCATGGGTTTCGTATGAAATAAAAATACGATGGCTCTCGTCAATGCAAGCAGCCTTGCCCATCCAAGATACGTTACTTAGAAGCCCCACTAGACAGTTCTCCGTCTAGTTCAGCGAGACGACGCTCAACTTCTAGTTCTACTTTCTGCCAAGCATCTGCCCACTCGGAGTCAGACATTACGTCGTCTGAGTCTACAGTCATACCTGCATCAATTCGTAGCGACTGGTAGTTACCTAAGTTGCGAGTAAGTCCTACGGTTACGTTGATTGTTCCTTTTTTACCCATTTTATTCTCCTGTCTGTGGTTGGGCCTTAGCCCCGATGAGCCACTATACACCCTCAGTTGAGCGAGCGCAAGTTGTCACCGAGACTAGGCTCCAACATTTTTAATTTTTTGGAATCTGGCATTGATGCGTTTAATTGCATCAACTTGGTTAATACTAGCATGTTGCTTCGGACGACCCGCTTTGCTTCTAGTAGCAAAGATCTCAAGTAAATCATATACATCTCTTAGGCTATATATTCTAATCGAAGATGATCCTTCAATATTCAAAGAAACTTTGCGAGCTTTCGGTATTACTCCAGTTTGCTCATATTTTCTAATAGTATCTGGTTTCTTATCAATAATGCGAGATACTTCACCAATCCTAAAAACAGGTGTTAGATAATATGCAGCAGTATCGTATTCAATAATCTGTTTATCAAACTTAGAATAGTCAAATATATGAATAATATTTTCACGTTTGACAATAGAAATTATTCTAATTAAATCATTCTTATCATTAAAGAATAATCTATTTTTAATTAGTTTAGCTTGATTTCTGTTTTCTAAGAACATTAGCAATCTCTTTAAGCAACTGTTGATATTCTTTATATGTACAACGACCGCGTTTTCCACACATTGTACATACAAGTTCTACTTTTTTAATTTTTTGCGTACTGTTTAGCGACTCTGGCTCCCAATAGACTTCATCAAAAAAAACTCTACCGTCACATCTTTTACACCAAAAGCCACCAAACCCTTGCAACAAACTAATCCTAGCCTAATACTTTCATAGACGAAAGGCTGTCATTAGCACTTGTGTCAGCAAACCAAGTAGAATACAAAGCTTGCGATGAAGCCCATACAATAGCAAAGTTGGAAACAACATCACTCAACGAATTTAGCGTACCGCCCAGAAAGGCTCCAGCAAGAGCAATTACTAGACAAAAGGCCATAGAGAATGCCACCTTAACATTGCTTGGCCATGAGTTTCCTTTTAGGAAAGAAACTAACGGAGTAGCAATCATACCAGCAACAATTAGTAAAAACATACTTGAATTATCCATATTTCTCCTTTAATTTATATTACATACTATAATGTATTTATAGTAATTCTTAATAAAGCGCTACCAGCCCTCAGCAATGCGATCTACAGAATAGATGCCAGCTTCAAGAGTAACGCCGTGTTCCCGAGTAATTACTGCAAATGCCTGGATAGGTTCTTCATAAGCGAAGTTACCCAGAAATGCATACTCGTCTAAACCTTTAAGCGAACCATTAACAGTTACCTTGCCTGTGCGAGTATAAGAATGGAAATGGCCCACCCACATATGATCGTGTTCATCGCCCATAGAAGCATTACGCTTACGCTTTCGCGCATCGAAGATAGAAGCAGGATTTACTAGACCAGCTAGACCTCCCCCGCCTTTCATCTGATCGCCATGAGTGATCAACATTCTACGTCCATAAATTTCTACATAGGCATCAGCGCACAACGGGATATTCCAAGTAAATCTCTTATCTCCCTTAAGATGACGCTGTAGCATAAGAGCCAATAAGTGGTCCCAGGAATCTTCAGTGCGCCCTTTCATGCGGGGCTTCATCGACAGCCTTCCATGGTTTCCAACAACCGATACAACGTGCGTAGAGCCATAGGCATCAGCAATTGTTTCTAAAAACTTGGCTAGATGGTCTACCCAGAAATCTACCGTTGGTATCATTGAAGACTCTTCATTGAAGATGTCATCATCATGCAGATTCCCTGCAACCATGTCTCCGCCCAGAATGACTATTGCGCCTTCATACTCAAAACCGCCCATAAGGTTCTTGCCCATGTTGACCGCACCCTCAGCAGTCCTCTGAAGGCGCTGTAGGGCTATCTCACGGTTATAGGCGTTCAAGCCGCCTACCTCAGATGGCTTGACTATTTCATCAAGATGTAAATCGGAAAGCATGATGAGGGCTGTAGCTGCACCCTTGCGGCGCACTTTTGATTTAGACCAAGGTGCGCTCTGCACCGATAACTTACTAGCTTTAAGTAGGACATCATTAGCTGCCTTATACTTAACAGTGTCCTGCTCTGCCACCTTGTGAGCCTGTCGTGCGGTGTTCCTCTCACTTCTGGCCGTCATCAATTCTCGCTCTAATCTGATGACTCTTTTCTCTAGACTTGCATCCTCTGTATCTGTCATATATGCCCCTTTGGGCTTGGAAGTAGGAATGCCAAACTTTACTCTGGCATCTGCAATGGTTCTTCTAGCTACAACAACTCCACGGTCTTTAAAGTAGTGAACCACATCTAAATCTGTATTAATCTCAGGGAGATCATAGATATTCTTTAGTGTCTGTTCTTCCAACCACGGTTGTGTGCCCATAATATATTATTCAGTATCCTTTTTAATGAAATGCCCGGATGAGTCCCTCTGACGAGGCCCCTCTTGTTTTCTTTTTTCTCGGACTTTATTTCGCAACGCCGTTCGACGCTCTAATGATACCACCTTTCCCTCTGCGTGTAAAGCAGAATGCTCTGATCTAGTAGTAAGAAAGAGGTTTTCTAGGCGATTATCTAATTTTAATTCATTGACATGGTGTACCGACTCAGTCACTTGGAGAATTCTTCCAAAGAATTGTTCCATCACAAGCCTATGTTCATATACATATCCATGATTTTCGTTGGGGTGATCGGGCCTTAATACTCTGACATAGCCTTTGTCATCAATATATTTCCCGCCCTTAAAGTTGGGGTTATCTGAACCTTCTTGAGATTTGGCACCCCATGTTATATCTGCGCGTCTTGATATTAGCCCACCCATATTATACCTCGTAGGCTATACCTTGTTCTCCATACAGAATTTCTTCATTTAAATCTTTCTCCAAAGACCCTGTCATAGAACCAATTCCCGGCATGCCCCCCTGACCGACAAAAGAAATCATCAGCAAAGAAGACCTGTTGCTGTCATCATTGGGAGCAATGATAGTAGATATAGTTTTATAGTTATTAGTGGCATTGACGGCGCTTGGTGAAGCCGATGGGTAGTCAATGGCGGTAGATGGTACAGTTGCGCTAGTTCCCGAGGCTCCACCATATTTATACAATCTAGGAGAGCCATACCCCATGGCAACGGAAGAAGCTTGTCGTGAATTCATTACAATGCGTCCATAATTGCGCTCAGGTGAACTCAGTAAGTCTTTATTGTTATTGGCAACATAAGTATAAACATCCCATGCTACTGAATCACCTTCATTAAGCCATTTATAGCCAGTAGCCGCAACCGGAACTGCCTGACCTGATATTACAAAAGACGCTCTAGCGATGACTGCACCAATAGATGCAGTCGCTTTAGGTCTATCATGCTGCCACGCACCATCTTTTTGAATGTCGCTAAACAAACTTTCTTGATTTGTGTTTTGTATTTCAGTAAACACATTTTTATCTGTTGCGGCATTAGTATGTTTAGCGGTTATTACAAAATAAAATCCATCCAAATATGATAATGCCGACCTTCCTTGACCTGAGGTTCCTACCGCTGCGTTTGATCCATCAATATTTGTAGTATCTTGCCTAGCAGCAGCGCAAGAAAAATGTGCTTTATACCATCCAGTGTATGGAGCCCTAAAAGCATCTACGCCAAGGTATGGTATCCGAATAGGAACATTTCCAGGCATTGTCTCAAATCTTTGTTTCATTTCAGATATAGCGATTACTGTGCCAGCAGAGGTTGCGCAAAGAACATAATTATCTTTATCATTCTCAACCATCTGGTTTAAAGATGCCGAAGTCAAAGGAGATTGAGGTGACCATTTTAAAGATTTATACATTATGGTCTATCCGTCGCCGTTGTATCATAGGCATGATTTTCATACGCCTCAAAATATGGAGAAATAGAGTTATCATCAAGCGTACCAGCAGCCACTCCAGCGGGCTTCTCAACTGGACCGCAATCCTCTACAGAGAAATATCCATTAAACTGTTTAATCGCCTCAGTGTCCCTGATGCCACCGCGACCTGCATCCGCAACATACTGTTGGGGAAGACCAATTACTGGCTGGGCAGTGCTGGTTACATCCAGAGACAAAGGAGGTTGGACTCCACCAAAAGCAAACATTGGCCTAAATTGAACTTTTAGAACAGACGCTCCACTAGTTTTTGCAGCCATAACTCTAACTGCATGGCACGAACTAGGCACACAACCGTCCGCAGACGGCTCATCCCAACTATATATGTTTACATCTGGATGATTACCCGCTTCAGTATCTCTATGTAAAATGTAGGGACCCGCAACATACCCGCCCATATTATAATCAGGATCTACTAGATTAGTCCAATAGATTACATCTCTTCGGTGAGTAACATCCCTTACTCTAACTTCAATACGTCCCGTTTTGCCTAAAACATCTCCAGCACCGACCCTTACATTGGCGGCCCAGACATAATCAAAATGTATCATAAATTTATAATAACGATTGGCCTCAAAGTTTACAGAAAATTTTGTGGTATTTGGATAACTAAACTGCACATCCAGCCAATTTACAGATGTTGACTGCGAATAAGCCCCAAAGGCATTAGAATAATTAGGAAGTGCCAAATTCATATTATTAGCCATGCCTAAAGCAACTATGCCTTTAGCGTTCATCTCTAGATTATTGCGAATATCATCATCATTATCACACATTTGCTGAAGCAATTTATAGTCAGCTTTAGCAAATGTAGAAACATTAGGCTGGTGTATTTGCATTTGCATCTCCCGTCTTAGTCTCTCCGTCTATCTTTATTATAGCAGACGTAGCATCACCGCAGTCAGTAGCAATAAACTGCGCTGTTGGGATTACACCAGCAAATGGATAGTAGCCTGTTCCAGCAAATGTTGCTGGCGACAGGCTAGGGTTGCCTGTGTAGGTTTCAACAATACCTACTACCTCAGTATACTTTATAGGAGAATCTTGAGGGCTTGTGAAGTCGGAAAGATTATATCTGCCACTGCCGGAGCCTATAGTAGTTGCATCCGACGCTGAATAGTATTGTTGATCGGGCTCAGTAACTGAAGACGGTAGACCAACTATTGTATTGCGATTTTGCTCCCAGATTTCCATTTCAAGTTGCTGGGCTACCACTGACGACTGACATCTCCACATAACCTCATAAAGATGTGGACCTGAAGTGGCACCTATATCAAAGCAGTCATAATAGAAAGACCTCAATGACCTAGAACCTGGCATCGCTGTCCATAAATCTGTTCCAGACTCTGCAATAATTTGCTCCCCGTCGCGAGTAATAACAAAAGCATCAATAGCCCAGTTATCAGATGTGTTTGGGCCAACATTGGGGTTGTTGTGAGTAAAAATAGGAATATACAATTCAAAATGAATAATACGATTTGGCTCAACATTAATATTTAAAGACAGACCATTGGGATTTATTTCCCAATTGTCAATAACGCGAGTGTATTCACGAATTTTTTCTCCAGTATTTTTAACATTAGTCATGTCAGCAGCTGACACTAAAGTAGCGGCATAATTTGGATAAAAAGCTCTGTCTACGTCTCGATATCCTTTTTTACCGGTATTAGAAGCATACATAGTAAGTTCACTATACCCAATAACTCCACGAGGTCTAAGATCAATTTCATCTGCAATCGATTGATCATTTTGTATCATCGCTTGTATTTTATCAATAGACAAAGGCTCTGACGACCACGACACTGGCTTATAAGATTCCATTAAGATACTTTCCTGAGAGTCATTGTTTGATTAATTCCACCATCATAAGACATATTTATTGACATAATCCAATATTCATCGTTAGAAAGAGATAATCCATCTAAAGATTGTATCTTTATTCTATCACCCAATTGTAGTTGAGGTATCCCCATAGTAGAAATTTGTAAAACCGGACAAGGAATAGAGTATTTGGCAAGCAAGAACTGAGCTAAATCTTTAGCATACTCAGCATCTTGAATTAACGGATTGTCAATTTCTAATATTTTTTCTCCATATTTTCTAATATTGTCTTTATAGTCCGACAATACTTCAACAATGTTTTGCTTACTAGACTCACTAGATGTTCCTACGACTCCAGAAACTACGAAGTGGTTTACTAGTTTAGTGACAGGGTTGGTGCCTTCTAGAACAATATATCTATCAGATGCTCTAGCTGAATTAGATGGAAACAATCTAATATATCCTTTTTGTCCATTAAATCTCCAATTAGAGGCTACAACAGTTTTATCATAAATGACACCAGTAATGAAAGGATATTTAACAAAATAAACAGGTTGATTACTCCACTCCAAATTGTATTCACGAGCCTCTCCAACGACAGACCCAGATTTATGATAGGCGGCTGTAGATCCCCAATATCCTCGCTCAAGGTCAAATAAAGAACTGCCGCTGGATTTAGTGTATTTGATAAATTCATTATCAATTTTAACAACACCGCTCATTGGCCAAAGTGGCTCATAAAGAGAAGCATTATTCAAAGTTAACTCCAATGACAATGAGTCTGTATTATACGCTGACGTAGAACTCGCCAACAAACATATAGCCAAAGACTCATTAGCAGCAGCGGCCCAAATATTTGGTGTGGATGAGCTAGTGGTCATTTTGGGGTAGACTTTAACTTTAACTTTATTAGTGTGCAGTTCTACTGTCTGAGAAGCAGAAATAATATCTTGATTTTGATCTAACGTATACTGAACTACAGCATGTTGAGTATCTAGGGCATCATCATATGATCTTCCATGCTCGTACACAAAATTCCCAAACTCATCAAAGAAATACATTCCAATATCAGCTGTAGCAATCTTAAGCATTTCAGCCCAATAAGACTCAGATGAAGTTGCAATCATATCATAGACATTTTGTCTAATACTTTTACCTCGAACATAATGTTTCAAGAATTTATCGACTGTCAGTAGTTTATTGTAGATAGCAAAATTAGAAATATAGCCATCAAAGTCGTTGACACCAACAGCTCTATTGCCACCGATTATCATCTTAACTTGCGCTGATGTTAGAGCAGCAGTTGCTGTAGACCACGCATATTGAGCATACAAGACACCATTAAGGTAGATGCTTGCAGTGCAGGTAGTAGATGCTACTGTAAAAGTAAATCCTAAATGTGACCAAGCGTTGGCAGTCAAGGATGGGTATCCGCCAAAGGTAGTTGGGGTAACAGCCAACAAAGTCGCTCCAGAAGTTTGATGAATCTCAAATTTGACCTTAGAGTCTGAATCTAGAAATATGCGCCAGCTTCCAGCAACATCCGTAGCCCCAAAGTTTTCACGAGAAAACAGATATTGCTTAGATGTTACACTAGTTGGGTTTATCCACATCTCCATACTTAGAGGAGAAGTGGAACTTACAGTCATTGGTAAATCTGTAGTGTAATTTAAATATGCCACATGATTAAGGGCAGAAGAGAACTTCGTGGACCTTGCTGCCTCAGAGGATATTGGCCCTGCGAAATTAGGAGAAATCTGATTGGCCGCTATTTTTTCATCATATGGAGCAGCGGCTCCCATGCGATACGTTAAATAATTTTTGTCAGACGCATAATCTCTTACAGCCAATACACCACTCTTGTTCCACAAAGAACTGGTAATTGCTGTAGATGTTGCACTAGTTCCAACATTGTCTGCTGTATAGGCATACATATGATTAGTAAATTTTGTTACATTGGGGCATATATTTTGGTTACTTTTTGAATTAAATTTATAAGCAAAACCAGATTTTTTAAAATCTTCATATTCAAAAAATCTACCTTGATTTAAAGGCCAATAGTACAATAATTTTCCATCTTGAGATGAATTTATTATAGAAGAATCATATCCTGCTTTAGAGTAATGCGAATATAATTCTATTAAGGGAAGAACCCTTGCATAAATTGCTACATGAGATATAGACAAAGTAGAAGCATAAGTGTCTGCAGCGGTACTGACATTATTTGCACCTATTCTAAATGGAGCAGGTGTAGTAGATCTAAGCAAGCTGGCGTTTGCAAATTTTACACCACCAGTTACATTTTTGCCATTTACATACATTTCCAGCTTAGAACCACCAAGCGTAACGGCAATATGATTCCATGCATTTAATTGCAATGGACTATCGGTGCTGCTGGTTGCGGTTACTGCAGATAGTCCACTTGCCCCGGTATATGCTCTAAACTGCAGTAGACCGGAAGTGTTTATCGATAAATCCCATTCTTTTTCGGCAAGAGTAGCAGATGTTTTGGAAGCAATGGGAGTTAACAACCTAGAAGTAGGGTTTACCCATGCTTCAAAAGTAAATTGCCCAGTAGTACTTAGTACAGTTGGCGTAAGGCTGAAATCATATGCACTATACGCAATGTTCCCATCTTGAGTTCCCTCATATGGAGTGATCGAAGTATTAGAAGCAGTTATATAAGATGTAGTATTAGATGCTTTAAATTTTATAGCAGAGCTTGAATCTTCGCTAATTATTGGGCCAGCAACCGACGTAAAGCCTGAGCTAACAAGCAAGCCGTTGCGATCAAAGCCGGAAATATCTCTAACCAGAGGAGAACCGTAGGTTGTAGTACCGCTGTTTAACTTTAAGTCAAGAGGATAATAAGCAACAGGAGCAGCAGCAATAATCATACTCTTATAGAGATTGCTACTGTGCGCTCCAATTTTTTTATTTGCCACTGGGGAGTTCATATATTTTCTGATTTGAGACTGACTACGCGCAGTGCCCCACAGTTTGATTTCTTTCAGCGATCCAGAAAAAATGCTTGCAGTATCTAAAGTATGAGGACCATTGGCTAACGAACCTGTAACTGTGGAAGCAGAAAACCCCGCACCAATAAGCATTTGTCCAGATGGCCTAAATCCTGAAAAAGATGAAACTACAAAAGTATTATCTACAACTCCATCAATAAAATATGATATTTGAGTAGTATTGCCAACAGTTGCTGCAATAGTTGGATCAACTACAATAGCAACGTGATGCCAAATATTATCTGCAACTACAGCCGTGGAAGCTGTTCCGACACCTACTGCAGTGCCTGGAGCAAATGAAAGTATTCTTGTTTCAATCTTTCCGGCGGTATCAATATTGACACTGAATTCATTGGCATATCTTTTTGTGGCATAGTTTATTACAGTTTTTTTGGCAGCCGGAGTAGCACATTTAATCCAGAACTCTAGCGTCAACTCCGAGTTTGGAAAATCATAGAATGTTCTTGGCAGAACTTTAGTCGAAGCATACGTAGTATTTTTAATTTGAGCGCCAGTGACATTGCCTGTACCCATCAACAAGTCAGCAAATGGGTGACTATATAGATATACACTTCCATTAAAGTTAAGAGCAAATGGCTCTAGTTGAGTTTCATTGAAGCGCCAGTAGGCATCGGGAGCATCTTTAATTATTTCAGTGTTATAGTTGTTATCAATATTTAGTTTAGATGCAGGAACTCCACTCCTAAGCGCCAAGTCAGATATTGCTTCTGCTGCGGTAGCATCTGTAGATATATATCCATCTACCATCATGCTATCTTGCATTTTTCCACTGAAGTCTCTGCACTGAACAGATGCCACCATATTATCGGAACCAAGGTTCCAGTTATCCGAATAAAAAATTCCCTCTTGTATGTATTCGGGGCTAGACCCGCTAGACGTAGCGTACTTATATCCAACAGTAAATTTGACACCCGGAAATATTAGACCATAAAGATCGCTAGACGAATTCTCAAGATTAAATCTTTTGCTTGTGTTGTCTAAGGTTAGGTTGCATGTATTTGCTCCGGTTGCGCCTAGTGGTACTGAGCTATCGAAGTTTTCACGAACTTTATCTACTTCCATGCTAGAGACATAGGAAGAAATATCTTCAGTAAATCGTGGAGCAAATTCTTCAATCCTTGCACAATCATTTACATATGCTGAGGAATCTATAAATAAATGCAATGCTTTAATTTTTACAATAGAGCCAATTGAATAAATATATTTACTTTCACTGTCTACAGAAAAAGCAAGAGGGCCAACCCAGGCTCCAGACTCTAATTGATAATAAAAAGATCCTGTCCTAATTGCACCATATTTTAAAGTACTATACAAATCAACATAGTTAGCTGATATGGCATCAAAAGTTAAATAAATACTTGGTTTGTTTGGAAAATTAGCTGCAAAATCAGATTTAACTTTAGACCACCAACCATATTCATAGTCTGTGTCTACAAGAACCTCATTGCGTTCAGTGAAATGATAGTCGCCATCAGCGGTAATAGTTTCGCCATTTTCATCCAAAGCATCTAAAACTGCCCAAGGAACAGTATTCTCAGTTTTACCGTTTATAACTTGAAGTGGATTATAAATTTTATTAATAGCTTTATAGTCATTAACATTAATAACAGACTTATACAAAGTAGACCATGCTCTAAGGTCAGTCTTAGCATTAATAATAGCTACTTCAGCAATATATGTATCTCTACATCCTTCAGTGAATCCTACTCTTCCACCTATAAATGTTTTCCACGCTGGATTCATATTCATAGTTCCAACACCGGAAACCCGATCCGTTTCAGCTTGGGCGTAATTGCCATCAACCATAAGATTTAATCTATTGCTACTATCTACAGTCATTACAATATGATGCCAAGCATTAATAGAGATAGACGTATATTGAGCAATAGGGTTGCTGGCACCATCGTTGATAGAGGCAGTAATCTGAATTACACCACTAGATGCTTGTTTTCTCATTGCAAGATACCATGCATTATTGACAGCAGATCCACTGGAGCCATTGCCTTGTGCAGCAATCATCTCAACAGATTCGGCACCTGTTCCATTAAGTGCAGTAACATACACCCATGCGCTAACTGTCAAATTATTGCCAGTATAAACACTCGTTCCCGTAGATGTATTATCTGAAGTAAAATACCCGGCATCTACTTTAGATGTCTTATCTATAAAAAATAAACTACCTCCGTCTAAACGACCAATAAACGGAGATACAACCGTACCATTAGACTTAGGATTGAAATTGACGGTGGCCGAGGTTGCAAAGTCAAGAAAACCGTCCCTTCCCTTGCCCGAAAAATCTTTAATATTTTGATGCACGACATCCGTAGAGGACCTAGTCAATACTTTTAAAGACCCAGACTTCCACCTTCGTGCAACGTCAGCAAAGGAAAGACAATCTTGATATATAGCAATTTCATCTATATATCCCCTCAATGCGTTAAGGTTAGTATCAAACCCTGAGCCAACGCCATCTAATAACATAGAAGATTGATGTGCGCTCGCAATATACAGTGTACCGCTAGCAATGTCAATGAGGTTACCATTTTGCCTTGACTCGGTTGCAACAAGAACACTGTTAATATATATTTTTAATTCTTTAGAATTGTATGTTACTACAATATGCGACCATGCACCAACCGCTATAGAGTTAGGAGATTTTATAGACATGTATACATTCTGTAGGTCCTGAGCCATAGTTAGTGCATTTCCAGTATTGTTCACAATCACAAAACTGGGGTATACTGCAGAAGTAGACGCTAAAGCCGATGGTGCGGCATCGACTGAAAACATCCATTCAATTTTGTCTACAAGAATATTCTTCTCATTAAAGCGTTTTCCAACGTGATGTGCTACAACATGCTTGCCACGGTCTAGCACACCCGCATCACCCCCTGGTTTAATCCAGCACTCAAAGCTAAAGTTTGGATTATCTACAATACTCCATTTATTTTGTAAATCTGGACTGGAAGATTGCGCATATGCACTTAATGGAGCGGTAGAAGTATTGAATCCAATAGAATAGTTGGTAACAGATGCGTCATTATCTCTAACAGCTCCAGGTTGAGCCAAGGTATAATTAGCTCCATTTAGGGAAAGATTGTTGTAACCCATTTCATCGGCAATGATTGTCCCAAAAGTGTCTGAAGCGTTATTCATTCTCCAATGAGATGCAGGCTTGGGTCCAGTATTCATGTTTTGTACAAGATCAAAAGAGTCGTTAAGCCTAAAATGCAATGCAGGGTTTAGGGATTTAATATAATCGACATAATCATCTGATGTAGAGTATGCTTTAACATTAGTTAAAGACCTGCCATTAACCCATTCGGCCTCTACATAAGGCAATACATTATGGGCGCTGTCTTGGACAGCAGTGGCAAGGGTGCCGGATATATTCTGCATATTACTGTTGTTTCAATTCTAAGCTAACCTCATAAAAGATTGCACCAGACACAAAATCCCTGCGCATAATGTTTTCACTATAACTTTCTATCCAGACGTTGTAGGTTTGAGTCGTGCCTATAGGCGCACGAACAATTAGCGGAAGAACTGCCTGGGTATCAGACAAGACCTTCAAAGTATTACGAGCTTCTTTCTTATCATATGTTTGAGTAGATAGACTGGGCAGTTGAGTCCATGCAATGCTGAAAGTATACTTAACTGCCTTGAAATATTTCTTAGTAAGCCCGCTGGCAAGCTCAACAGGAATTGAGCGCTCATCTCTCGCAGACGAGAAAGTGCGGCCCTGATCGGTAAGTTCATATCCACCAAGAGTAATTAGATTAGGCAGTGCCATTAGATTCTACCGCTCCTTTGAGAATTGTCTTGGTAAGACGTTACTTTCCTATTAATTGTACCATAAGCCTGCTGATTTTTTGGTGCAACTTTGACACCATATTCTTTCATCATTGACTCAAACCAAGCGGGCTCACCAATGAAGTTATCAACATAGATATTAGTTGATACAGCCTGCGGGGTCGCTGGAGCAGAGTTGTTAGTTATATTTACTGACATACCAGAATAATCAGATGGAGCAGTGCGAGCAGGCTGAAAACTATTTACAAATTGAGACATGCCTTGAGGAAGCGGAATAACAGCTTCATCATATTGCCCCTCACCAATTTGAGCAATTATACCACCCATGCGACGCTTAACTATTCCACCCTCAGCAAAACTGTTTATACGATTATTGAGTACACGCTGCTGAAGCGGGCCAACCCTTGTATCTCTGGCAGGTATGCCGCTAAGTGGACCATCTGCCGCTCTTGCTGCAGCATTTAAGTTATCCCAAATCCACATAAAGAAATCATACAATGCCCTCTTTGCTGCTGTGAATACGTCTGCATTGACAGTAAGTCCACCGGCCAATGCATCATTTATAATCCCCTGAATTCCACTCCGTAGTCCCCCAGCGTTCTCTAGATTCCACCTAAGGATAACAGTAACAGTTTTACGAAAACTATCATAAGAATCAAGAAGATTCTTGACAGCTGTTTTAAAAGTAAGCTTGCTAGATGGAGATTCAATGCCCATGGCGATACCATCAACAAGAGGTTTACCTATCTCATCAGCAAATAACTTAGATGGAGATTTAATTTTGGCATGATCTTTAACGCCATCGCTAATGTTCTTAATGGTATCAACTCCGGCATCGCGTACTTTCTTTTGCTCTTGTGGTCCAAGGATTCCCTCTTTGATACCCCGAGTGATGTCAACGCCACTTTGATTGAACATGTCTTTCCCAAGTTTTCGCATGGTCCTCTGGAGCCCATCAAATAAATCACCAAGTCCTTCTCCAGCACTTTTTTCAATCGGTAGCCAATCCATTGGTTTTCCATTATTACTTAATGCATTCCATAGTATGTTTCCACCCCCATCCATGGCATCGCCTTTAGCCTTAAAAGCTTTTGACAAACCTTTTAATAAATGCTTTCCAATATCGAGTCCAGCCTTGAACGGAGCGTCTACGATTTTACCTGATAGGGTCATAGCATTGCCTATGACTTTAGCCCAGCCCGAAGCTGCGCCACCCAAGTCAATACCGGCCCATTTCAGCCAATTGTTAGGATTCTTCCAATTAACGCCTTTAGGCTTAACATAAGGTCCAAGTTGATCTTTCTCACTTGCAGGCCCCATTGCCCCCTTTGGCCCCTTTGGTCTTGCCTGATCCCGTGGACCTTTAGGACCAGACGGTGGACCAGCAATAGCAGCAGCAGCTGCACGCTTAGCAGCCACGCTAGGTTTTACCCAACTTATTGTGCCGTCTGCTAGGACCCAATAAGGCTGCATTTTGCCGCCCTTAGTTTTTTGACCGTCTCCATCTTGCAACTCATCGCCAGCATACCAAGTAGCAAGCGGCACCATATTCTTGTCTGACTTCCATCCAGTTGCTGTATTGAATTTAGCCTGACCTACTTTAGTCAAACCTCTTTTATTCAACATTGTTGGAACGGTACCGGGAGCTGCGGGCGTTGGCTGTAAATTACCAGACAGAGGATTAATCTCAATTGAATCAGGTAACTTGACAGCACCAGGCAATATTTCTTGACTAAGGAACTGATCTAAAGTGCCGCCAGGATTTTTGACCTGCCATGCTCGGAATCGCTCTTGCTTGGCTAAATCTGCTCCGCTAGTTGGTGGAGACATAAGAACTTGACTCCAACTATCTTTTAACGTTTTTCGTTTTTTATCTACTTTGCCAGCAAGCTTAGCAATTGCAGGCGACACTGCGGGTGCAGCAGCAGCAGTGGGCCTCTTAAGCAAGGCGAAGCCGCTGGGTAGCCCACCGGGTGCGGTTCCTGCGGCACCTATATCACCTAATTGATTATTTGCTCTAACCTGACTGACATAAAATTCGTACAATCCTTTATTCTTAGGATCATTCTTTAGCCAGTTAACCAGCTTTTTATTGCCAAGAATTCCCTGCCACGCTTGTTCCTTATAGCCGCCTTTAGCAAACCCAAGAAGCAAGTTTCTCCAACCGCCAACAGTTACTGACTTTGGAATAGCCGTAGATTCTTCCTTTGGAGTGGTACTATCGGTAGGCCCGTCCGTGGTTGGATCTGGAGTAGCGCTAGGATCTAAAGCGCTACCAGCAATGCCAGCAGCAGCACTGTCTGCCATTGATTTAACAATATTTTTAATATCAATTTGAGCTAATTGAGAAATCCAGTTATAGATACCTTTATAAGCCCATTCGCCTTGCCAGAATGAGTCATTGCTAAGCTCTATCTTCACCTCAGAAATAGCAAGCTTGAACATATCAAGACCATTGTTCCATGCGCCAGCAATACGAGGCATACCATAATTAGTTAAAGTATCATTGATTTTATCCATCATCGCTACCCACTCAGCATCATTCTTAGGAGTGTATTTAGTAATAAGATCGATTTGCTCTTTAAGAGCTTTCTCTTCTATTGCCTTAAGGTCTTCAGCAGCTTTCTTGGCATCTGCAATCTTCTGCCTCTGTAGATCCCTGCTGGCTTTAAGCAATACATTTGCACGAGATTTATCTATATCAGTTATAGTCTTACGGTTGCTTTTATCATTTTCAGCAAATGAAAGATCTAAGTTACGAGCATCGTCAATACGGCCCTCATATATAGCAAGTCCTCTATCTCTGCGATAATTCTCTTGATCAAGCGAACGCTTATTTAGAGCCTCACGACGACTTTGTGCATACTCTTGAGCAGCAATAAGTTCTGCTTCTTTCTTCTCAACGGCATCCATTGCTTTAATTTGGTCATCAAAGACTTGCAGTCGTTGTTTCCATACGTCATCAAACTCTTTAGAAATAAGATCTTTAAGTTTAGAAATAAATTCATTTAGCTTAGACTGCAGAGCAGATAGGAAGTTATCATATGCGGATTTTCCACCGCTGCCACCGCTTCCATTCGGAGGATCTAGCGCTCCCGGATCGGGCTTCACAGAAACAGCACTAGGGCGTGGTTGTGTCGTATATGGAACAAACTCATATGGAATTTTTTGCGTGCCAGTTTTCTTTAAGCCATTATTGATTGCATTACGCAAAGTACTTTCAATATTCATATTCTTTATACCACGACGAATGTTGTCGGCAGTACCATGGGCACCAAATGCATCTGCTATAGATGCGGCAACTCCTCCAAGTTTTTTAGCCATTCCATCTATCATTTTCAAGAATGGACTCATATAAGAAAGAACAAATTCAAATACATTAGCTACAGCTCTACCTAAGAAATCAAAAGCTTCGCTTAAGTCACCATGTATTATTGCAGTTATTGCTTGAATAAGATTAACTACAAATTCAATAATTGGTTTAATTAAGTTAGCAATATATTGAAATGCAGGAGCTAAGAATTTTATAAGCTGTGCAACCAGCGTTAACATTTTTGCAAAAATTATCATCAGGCCAGAAACTGCTTGACCTATGCTAGTCCAAACGCTTCCAGTTTTTTTGCCTTCTTCCGCAAAACCTGCAACCCCCTTCATGCTATTAGAAAATATTGCTATAATGTCCCCGACTGCCTTGCCAACTTCCTTGAAGGCTTTTCCAACGGCATCGAGGCCGGATTTCATTCCAGCATGAATTTCTTTCCAATGTCTTTTTAAAACAATAAATGCTAAAACCAGAGCAGCAACAATTGCTGCAATAACTAGCAGAGGACCCATCATTGTCATCAGTCCCCCGCCTTCAGCGGCAGCAGTCCCAGCAGCCGGTGCAGCAGCCCAAGCGGGTGCGGAAACTCCAGGAATAAATTTAGTAACTCCGCGAACTAGCCCCTTGCCGCCTTTTGCTACCAATCCACCTGTGCGAGCTATTAACCCAGGTCTAGCAGTAATAGGAGATAGAGCAGACTCTCCAGCTAGCTCAAGGTTTCTTGCAGCAAGCCTCGCTGCAGCAGCAGCCTCAAGATTGAGGGCTTCGGTTACTCCCAAATGAGCAGCAGCGAGTGCCTCTGCACCAGTTAGACCGCTGGCCATTGCTATCCGAAGTTCTTCTTGAGCAATTTGAGCATAGTGAGTCTCAGCGGCTAAAGCATCAAATGATTCGCCTAGTCCAAGATTAACGAGCATCTCTTCTGCCATTGCATCAACAACTAGGGCTGAAGCAGCAGCTACTCTTTCTTCAGCGAGCGCAAGCGTATGAGCAGAAGTTGTACCAAGTCCCATCATTACCGACAAATTACTTTGAGCAGTTGCAAGACCGGCTTCAGCCCCTGTTAATCCCATCGTGGAAGAACTCAAGCGAATATTATACTCGTCATTAAGTTTCTTGAGCGCAGCGTTCTGAGTCAGAGCTACATTTTCAGCATCCACAACTGCCGCTTCCAAAGCAGTAATTTGAGAAAGTTTTTGTTTTATGGCTATTGCCGCTTGATCTTGTAGAGTGTTTTCTGCTGAAATTTCCGCAGATAAAGCTTTACTGTCGTTTATTGCTGTAGTGGTTGCCAGATCAGCAGCCTCTACTTCCAATCCTGCAGCTATAACTGCATCATTTCGAGCTTTTGCTTCAGCTGTCGCATCAAGCAATAACTTTTTTTCTGCCAAAAGTTCGTTCTCTAGCCTTGTTTTCTTTGATTCCATTCCATAAAGACCGGCATTGGTAGCAGACCCTTCTTCAATTGCAGCCTTTTTCTCAGCAATTAAAACATTCTGCTGAGCAAGTTCTGTATTTAATTTATCAACAAGTTTAATTTCTAATTCAAGAACCGCATTGGGAACATCTGCCTGCTTTATGGCCTTAGCCTCAAGAGCACTAGCAAATTTGCGTCTGTTCGCGTTGATTGTCATTTGAGCAGTAAGTTCTTCTGCTCTGCCTTCGGCAATGATCTGAGTGATTCGAGACTGACTTATTTGTCTGCGAAGCTTGTCAATAACAGATTCATTATCAAGTACAGCCTGCTTAGACGCAATGACCTTCCTATCTGTAGCTAAAGCATTTTTAGTAGCAGTATCTAAGCCTGTTTTTAGTCTCCCCACAGCGGCAACTTCTGTTTTGGCAGCAGCCACTTCTAGTTCAGCAGCAGTAACTCTTCTTGCGGCATTTACCTGAAGGTCTGCCGTAGCACTATGAGTGGCTGCCGCAGCCGCATATGCCGTTTCGGCTTGGGCAACTGCACCGGCTTTAAGCTCTGCTGATAGAATATATGCAGCATCGCTTTGTTGTGCAGCAAGCGAAGCAGCCTCGGCAGCCGCTATCTGTTCTTCTTGTGAAAGGATAACTGCGTCGGCAGCAGCAATTTGTTGCCTCGTAGCAACAGCCTGCGCATCCTGAATACCAACAAGGCTTTTTAATCTTCCACCCAATGTCGTAGTACTCTTGTCAAGAAGAATGAAGCTTCCATTTACTTGAGCTACATTTGGGGGTATAGTACCCATTGCAGCCATAGCCGCCATGGTGTCTGGAGCAATCATCTCAAGGCCCGGTAAGAACTTGAATATAGCGCCAGCCAGTGAGCCAAATACGCTGAATGCCAGTCCTCCAAGATACATCAGCGGACCGATAACAGCCAAGCCCACAATCAAGCCACCAAAGAGTGTTTTCGTGCCTGCTCCCATTTTGTTGATTCCCTCAAAAACACTCAATAAAACATGACCCACTTTAAGTAAAACTGGAAAAATAGATTCACCAATAGATACTCCAACCATTTTAAATGTTTCACTAAGAATTCGCATCTGTACATCTGGTGAAACTAATTTAATGTTAATTTCTTTTGCAGACATGCTACGATATGCCGATGCAAGTTCTTTAATAGACTCACTATTGATATTTACAAATCCAGAGCTAGCAACTAAAGCTCTACCAAACCCAGAAGTAAATTGTTCACTCTGCAACAATTGTGATCTGTACTGAATAAGAGGCTTAGATAACTCTGTGAACGTAGATGTATCAATATTCAAACCAGCGGCATTTATATCCTGAACAGCAGCAGGAATTTCTTTTAGCGCTGTGCGAATTTGATGAGCACCTAAAGCAAGACTTTCAGCCATTGGTTGAAATGTTTTAATTTGCCTACGCTGAACTAACTCAGAAAATACTTGATTAGCATATGCAGTATTTTTCTTAGCATTAGGATCAGCTATCTCTTCCTTACTTAGTCCCCTATTCTGTAACTCAACATACATTTCCGACAGTCTAGTAAGTTTTTCTAATCCTCCAGCCATAGTCTGAATACCCTGCAAAGCATGCGGAGTTTTAGAAAAAGCTTCATCAAAGGTCTTAGCAGCTTTAGCTGTAGGATTTACAACACGCTGTAGAATAAAACTTAACCCAGTTGCAGCAGTTTCAATTGGAATACCTTTGTCATAAATACCCGTAAGGACAGAAGCTAACTCAGCGGCGTTCAACCCGAACATCTTCGCTGCACCAGCAGCACGAGGCATAGCCTCAGCAAGTTGATTCAAGTTAATAATAGTCTTATTTTCAATCTGGTTTAATTGATCAACAATAAAGTTAGTACCTTTAATCTGATCATTGAAATTCTTCACACCAGGAGCGCCTTCAACAAACACTTTAAGCATTGTTCTATAGAAGTCGGCACCCTGTTTTGAACCAATATCGCCCAAAGTTGAGCTAAATTGCATTGCTTTAGTCATTTTAGCCGCTTGTGAATTCTTTCCAGCGATGCTGTAACCCATAGCCACAACATCACCAAGTTGCTGAGCAGCTTGTTTCTGACTTACACCAAAAGTTTTAACAATATCAGCAATATCACCTTTGATAACACCCTCATATTTATTATAAAGATCGGCTCCACCGACCTTCTTAATACGAGTCATTTCTTTACTTACAGATAGGTACAGCTGAGTCGTTGCCCTAATGGCCATAAGCAATGGAATAGTTAGACCAGTCATCATCTGGCGACCAGTCCATTGAGTTTGCTTTCCTATGTTGGTCATGTTCTGAGCAACACCCTGAAGTGGAGCCTTCAAGGCCCCCCATTTAATGGCAGCCATATTGGCTGCACTAACAGACTGCCCAAATACTTGTTGCTGCTGCATAGCTAGTTGACGCATGGAGTTACGGTCAACCATACCAATAGCCATAGGAGTGTTAACGCCTGCCCCCATAGGCTGCCCGGGCATCATAGGTCTAACACCAGCATTTACTTGAGTACGATATGCAGCAGCCTGATTATTTAAAAATGCGGCTTGTCTGCGAACATCGGAAAAGCGTGCTTTCCCTCCAGTCCCAAAAGACTGAGTATTCATTGCACGCACTAAATTTAAATAAGCTTTAGTTTCTTGCTTGATTTGAAATTCAGTAGCACGAGAAGTAGCAAGCTGCCTGCTTTGCGAAGATGCGGCCATATTGCCAGCGGCACCAGCAGATTGCCCCATTGAGGCATACGACTGCTGAATCATCCTGTTAGTATTTGCTATTTGAGTAGCAGCCTGTGAGAATGATTTAGAAACTTGCTGAATGATTCGAACTAAGTTATTCAGCTGAGACAGCTGAACTTGCACACCAACATGAAGATTCGCCATATTAGTCTATTGTCTCATATCCCATATTAATAGGCAAGAAACCTAGGTCATTTGCGCTGTTAATATCATATCCGCTGGTATCGTGACTAGAATCAGAGTCATCAGATATGTCTGCTCCCATAGCGGCAGCGACAGTCTTCATAAGTCTGTTTTGTCTCTCGATAGCGCTTCCATACAACTCCATCAACTCTTCCATGGTTAGACAATCTTCTAAGTCCATGAAATTCTTCCAAGCGCCGCACTCAGAGAATACTTCTTTTTCGTAGGTAAGGAGGGGGAGGTCATCGAAGTGAATTCCTTCACCAGATGACGACCCCCCCTCCGTTACTCGTTTGGGTCTACGCCCATAGCGGCGTTAAGGATCTCGT